GATTGAAATTTCGTGAGGTTCCCAATCCGTAACCCTAAAGGCTTCTTTCCGATCGTCAGCAGAAACTTCATCACTGACCCATTCCCATTCCTTGCTATCGTTTTCAACAACCCTGACCATATCAAAAACTTCATAGGCAATACTTACCTTTGTCCTGATACCGTCAACTACATCATCAAAGATTTCTTGCGCTCTTTCACTTTTCCCAAAGCGTACAATTGCAACACCTCTTTTCTTTTCCAGCTTTACAGACTCGACGACTCCAACTTGATCCCTCGTGTTGTGATCGACAAGCAGCGCAGCAGAATTTTTTAATCTTCCTAATCTAACTTCTTTATTATCATGTCCCAGAATTTCAGTCCCGAACCATCTTTCATATGGTTCTTCTGAACTAAAAGATAGCGGCACAGTTCTTTTTTCAATATCAATTTCATCTTTTCTGACAATCAAGGTTCTAGTTAGAGGTTTTTTTAATTCTTTTAATTCTTTTAAAATCTTATCTCTGTTCATAATTATTCCTCTTCATCATTGTTATTATTGTTATTACTATCATCATTTTCATCTTCTTCATCTTCAGAATTATCTTTTGTGGAAACATCAATGTTTAAGTTGTTTGCCATCTCTTCCTCTTTGCTTATTTTTTCAAATGTTTCTTTTATGTCTCTTCCTTTTTCTGCAATTATATCGCTTCTTGATTTAAGCCCGTTTTGAAGTTCAAGAATATTTGCCTCTACATCTTTTTTCGGATCAACCCAATCAAAAGACCTTGGCTGAAACCAGTGAACTCTAAATTTATCTATTTTCTCAATAGGTAAATTTAGATCCTGGGTTAATAATGCAAATGGTAACCACTCATTATATATCCTTGAAAGTAAATGTTCCCTGGTAAACGTCTGTAACGATCTCCAGGTATCTCTTTCTGCTAATGTTCCTGCGCGTAATGAACTAAAATTTACACTTTCAAGATCTTGAGCTAACGAATGATACGATACGTCTAATCCGGAAGAGATTGATCTTAAATTAGATTTTATAAATGGATCATAATTCCCTGCTGGGTGCTCTGGTTCAAAAGATGTAAACTTTGTCCCTGCCGGTAATTGCTCAAATATCCCTGGCTCTGCCTCTGTTATTAATGTCCCATCTTCTTCAACTGCATCAGGTACATAATCCTCACCGTTTTCTGATTCAAAAAATCCCATTTTATTTGCTGCAACCCTTGCAGCTACAAGCTCACCCTCTTGGTATGCATCGATATGGTTTAAGGTCAACATACTGGCATGCATAAAAGGAAACCCCCTTGTTTGGCTTGCCCTTGATGAAACAAAACAGTGAATAATTTGATCTGCCGGAATCCTTATCCTGTCCTGATCACTTTCAACTGCTGTCCGAAAAGACCCTGGATGCCTTTTTAATAAATGATAGGCAACCGGTGTACTCCATTCATCATACTCTATACTCATACTGATAGTATTGCCATTTCTAAGCTTATCATTAAATTTTATATCTAGAAAATCAATGTCTATTGGCTGAAGCGCAAATCCAAAAGAATTCCTAAACCCTCTTATGATTCTTATTAAAAACTCGCCATCCCTGGGAAGAGTTTCCGCAAACATATTTTGTACATCAAAAAATGAAAGCGTTTTTCTGACAGTGAAATTTTCTGGCTTTGTCCATTTTTTCCATGCAGTTTCAATTTTTTCGTTTGCTTCTTCGTCAAGATCGCCGTTATCATCCCTTGACCTCACCTGAAGTGTAAACCCGTTAGGGCCGACCACCCCCGACTTAACCATATTTAAATATTTTCTTGCATACCCGTTATTTAGCGAAAGATCCCTCGACCTGTTTCTTAATCTGTCAAGATCTCCAAAGATTTCTTCATTAATACTTTGGCTTGTTGTTTTCCAATCATCCGTAAGACGACTCTTTTTTGCGGCTGCAAAAGATCTTAACATCCTTTCAAGATTTTGTATTTTTCTCTCATATTTTTTGAACTTATCTTTTTTTCTTCCAAATCCAAATAATTTAAGCATATTTTTACCGTATAAATCTGGCTTTTATTTTTCTTGGGTTAGGGCATCCGTCTTTAATTTTTTGACTTAAAATCTCTTTTGCATATTCTGTTTTCCAGAATGTATATGCCTGCTGCAGTTCTTCCATTGACATTCTTTTGAGTGATCTTCCCTCAATGCTGTATTCCTGATCGGACCTGGATGCTCTTTTTTCAATATTTGCTTCCAGCGCATCTAAAGTTTTCTTTGCGAAACTTCTTAAATCTGTCCCTGATCCAGCAATCGGATCGCCTAAAATTTCTATCGAACCAACAAAACATTCAAAAACATCGGAACCCTTAGTTACAAAACCTCTCATTTCGTATTCACCGATAGCATAATCGGTTGTTGTTGCAGCCAACTCATTTACTTTGAATCTTGAATCGAGATTATCAGTTGAAGGAATTGCAATTTTTGTTGTGGTATTATTCAGATAGTATTTTAAATCCCATCCATCTTCAGGAGTTGTATCGGGTAGGGATTTTATCCAGATGGCATTCGAGCCTGCAGTAATAGTATCCGGCTCTTTTACGGGTGGATTATCTGGGTCAATTGACATGAAATTTACCTAAATGTGGTATATTTCATGTATTATAGGGATAAGTTTAAAAAATCTATACAAAAAATGTACATTTTATTACGTATTTTGTATACATAATATGTACTTTTACTGTCAAATTTTGTACATTTTTAGTAATTTGTAGCGAATCCACCTCTTTTTTTTGCTTTGACACGTCTTTTTTTAATCTGCTGGAAGTAATTTTCTTGTTTTTCGGGTGTCGGATTCTCCTTTTCTTCCTGATCTGCGTCATATTTTTCATTAATACTTGCAGAAATCCTCTCAATTTTGGGGCTTAATATGGTAAAAGCTGCCAGATTGTAAACAAAAAGGTCTGTTGCTTCGTTTCTTGGACGTTTTTTTACCCATTTCCTTAAGGCATATCCATCTTTTTTTCTGATCATCATAGTTTCAGCACAAAGCTGTTTAAAATATTCGTCATCATAACCAAAAGAAAAATGACAATATCCTGGGCCAACATTATGATTTTTCAATCTACTCATCATCGTTTCTTTTGCGGTATCTGTACCAATCATAAAAAGTTTACACTTTCCCTTGTTGGATGTTCCAGGCCTGGAAACTATTGGACGCGCAGGCTCTGAAGATCCTTTAATTGCGTACACTCTTCTATGTTCTCTTGGTTTTGTAAACTCATAGACTTGTTTTGTTGCTGATCCTGAATCTATACAGCAGCATTGAATTTTTAATTTTATTCCTGATTCATGGGTATATTCTTTTTTTAATAATTCGTCAAGTTCATTCCAGACATCCCTTGCAATCGGATCTCCAATAATAATATGAAAACCTAACCGCCAGGATTCCTCCCCTACTCCCCAGCCTACTACATCAAGCTCTAATCTATCCCCCTGGACATCAACCGCTGCAGTGATTACACATACCCCCATAGGTACCGGATGACTATATTCTTCCCTTCTTTTCCCAATATCCTCCCAGGCAAGCGAAGCACCTTTTTCTTCATAGCTTTCACCTAATACTGTATTTACAAATGTTTTATATTTTATTGTATCGTTTTTTGCATCTAAATACTCTTCAACACAATCGGCCCAGGACTTCCATCCCAGGGGTGAATATAAGGCTGATATATGAAACCCGATTACATTACCTGATCTTTCCGGATGGTCTGGAATCCACTTACCACCCGCTAACATTTTTGTTTTATGATGTTCGTAAATTTCTACGTGACAGAAATCACATTCCATATAGGCAGTTTCAGCAAGCTCGTTTCCTTCGCTGTCTTTATTCCATTGAATTTGCGTCCAGGTTATTTTTTGCAACTCATCACAATGCGGGCAGGGTACATAATAATAATTTTGATCTGTTCTTAAAAATTCAGATTCAATTTTACTATCCCCTTTATCAACAGGCGTACTAGGTATAAATTCTTTGCTTCCTGTAAAATTACTTGATCTTTTTCTTGCAAGGTCTATTGGATCACCCTCACCCTTTGCGCTTGCTGGGTACCTGTCAACTTCATCACAAAAAAGATGTTTTAAGGGACTTGATCCCAAATTTGCAGGGCTATTTGATCCGATTATAATAAACATGCCTCCAGGAAACTCTTTTGTTAAGATATTATTACCGGATTCTTTACCTGTATTGTCTTTTAATTTTCCCCTTAATTTAGGGGATTCGGTTACAGTTGAGGCAAGTCTTTGCTTTGACCATTTTCTTGCAAGCTCTATTGTTGGCTGCACAATCATTACGGTATCAGGGCATATATCCATAATATATAAAAGCCAGTTTATACCAACCTCAGTACCCCCAATCTGGGTACCCTTCATTAAAATAACTCTTTTGATGGGACTTGATGGGCTTAAAGCGTCCATGATCGCTACCAGGTATGGCGTTCTTTCATTTAGCCATAGGCCAGGTTCAGGACTGCCGACTTTTGGAAGGACTCTATAAAGTGCTGCCCATTCAGATACGGATATATCTTCTTGTGGTTCTATATGACGGGAAAAAGCATTGCAGTAATAATCATAGGCTGTTGACATATTCCGATAATTCTCCGTAAGAATACTCATCACCTACTTCGTGATTTTCTGAAAGCCAATCTTCGCAGGATTTACACCAATAATTATGCAGAAATACAATGTCTATACTTGTTGCAACTGTCATCAATTCCCCTTTTTTAAAAAGAGATGCACAGGATGCACAGCCGTAACAATGCCTGGGTGTTCTAATTTTAACAACTCTTGTTTCTAGGTAATAGGTCATTCTCTGGCAATTCCTGCATTAGTCCAAAAAACAGCTTCTTCTAATTTAGTTAAAGCGGTTGAAAGTTCTCTTCCTTCAGGGCATGAATCAATAATTGTTTTAGCTAAAGATTTTGCCTGATCCCTTAATTTTTGATAAATTTCCGGCTGCCCTGGTTTGGGTGAATGGTAAACAAAATCATTTTCAATTCTTTGTAAAAGTTGTATTTTCATAATGATCCTTTTAGGGTTAGTGATTAAAAAAAAATAGCGGACAGGTTTCGAACCTGCGGAGCCTGTAAAGGCCAAATACTACTCCAACCTTGAAGGGCTCAGGTTTAATAGGGCTTTGGTGTCTCCCATCCTTGCCTTAGACCAGCTTGCGCATAGCGTTTATACTCGCTCTCAGCCACCACTAATACCGGTTCTTTCCCGACTGTCGTCAGTTTTTATTTCCCTATTGCATGCATAAGGCATCTCACGACTGAAAACGCGTGTATTTTTTATCAATATTTAACCTCTTGTTCCAGGCAATCTTTGAGTCCAAAATTCTTCGCTTATATCCTTTGGCTTTTCGCCGTCCTTTATTAGTCTTCCTGGCGGCTGCTTTGGCCTAAATTTATATTTATCTTTACAGTCGCTAGAGCAAAGAATATATCCGTTGTGAAAATAAACCGCTTCACCGTCAAAAATCCAATCATTGCAAAAAGCACATGCAATATTGTCATCGTTTTCATTTAATTTTTGGCGAGTATTATATGCAAGAAACATGCAAAAATTTGCTATATCAACGCATTCATCTATTAAATAATTTTCATCAGACTCAATTAATTCTTCAAGTTCATCTTTGATTCTTTCCTGTATTTCATCCCTACTCATTTCTTCCCAGCCGGATTTGTCAGAATTTTCTAGTAGCTTATCCAGCATTTTTGATTTAAAAAATTTTAAAGGATTCTTAAACTCTTCTGTCATCTCATAAAATCCTGCGCTAATTTTCTTAGGCCGGTGCTGAATTCTTTGTTTAAAATAATTTCTATTTCCCTGGGGTTGGTTTCCGCTGCCAGTATTGAAGATAATCTGCCTGGTAGATTTATCAGTAAATTTTTAAAAGATTTCGCAGTATCGGCGGCGGCTTTGTCAACTTCAGATTTATTGATTAAAACTTTTTGCCTCTCTTCATTTTGCAGCTTCACCTTTTTGAAGTTCTCTTCAACTAGCTTCCTTTTAGCTTCATCAAATTCCATAGAAAAACCTCAAGTCTAAATATAGTCAAACTGGCAATAATTGGAAATCACTTTGTGCAATTTTTTAACGAAAGGAAGAGAACTTTCAACCGCTTTAACTAAATTAGAAGAAGCTGTTTTTTGGACTAATGCAGGAATTGCCAGAGAATGACCTATTACCTAGAAACAAGAGTTGTTAAAATTAGAACACCCAGGCATTGTTACGGCTGTGCATC